GGTTGAACCATTGTCTGACGCAGAAGTGCACACATTAACGCATCCTGTGCAATGTGGGACAGATGTGGAACGGGCCCTAATTAGTTGGGCAGATGAAATTGATTGGGATAACAATTATGTGCCCGGAAATGTTTACACAGGTGTGACTCCATCCGAAGTGATAGATTTGTGGACTGTCCATGACATGAGTGGTTACATCACCAAATACGCCCCTACATCGGAGATGTCCATAGTGTGTAAAACTGTAGTGGCTAAATTGATGACCACCACTAAAGTAACACTGAGTCAATACCCCGAGCATGCCAGGCCTGTCTTCACAAAGAAAGAGAATCAGGAGTTCAATGCCATATCAGGTAGATTGGGCAAGGAGGTAGTGTATCGAACAGAGAAGTTGGACCCAATTCAAGAAGCCAACCACATTGCCAACACATTCTTCAGACCAGATTGGAAACAATTGAGCCTGGGGTTCAGGACGAACCAAGTCACCTACTCTACAGAAGACACAATTCAATGGTTGAAAACTAGACCCGATGCCTGCAAGATCACACAAGAGCTGATACAGATATTGCAAGAAGGATTGGTTACACACCCAATGAACAAAATGAAGGTGCATCTCAAATTGGAGTCACTACTCAAAGATGAGCCAGTCACGGACCACCGGCAGACAAAAGCAAGGATTTTAGTGTGGCAAATGAAAGGACTATGCGCAATCTTTTCGCCCGTTTTCAAGGAGGCTAAGCAGCGACTTAAATCCGTATTGGGCGTTAAAACTCTGTACGCGGATGGCCTACGGCCAGATCAATTGGCTAGCAGAGTGGCACAAGTCCCTACAACCAGCTATTTGATTGAAAATGACATGCAACAGCAGGACAGACAAACGGATGAGACTTTGCTGAACATAGAAATGCAATTGTACTTGATCCTAGGTGTAGACCAGGCTTTGGTTGGTCTGTGGCGCTCTTGTCATGACAACTGGTATTTTAGGGGCAAATCATGTTCTGGTTACAAACATGCCATGCGATTAACTGGTCAAGCCACAACAGCGCTAGGGAACGCTATTACCAATTTGGCAGTGCATTGGAGGATTTGCCAAAGCTTAGGACGAGATTGGAAGTGGTTTTGTGTGTTGGGAGATGACGGTATATTGATGAGCGACAGGAAATTGGATGCAGAGGACTTGAAGACCTATGGGAAGAAGTACTGTAACATGATTTTGAAGCCCAAAGTGTCAAAAAATAGCGCAACTTTTTGTTGCTTCACGGTTTATCGGACTAGAAGAGGCAACTTTGCACTGGGGCCCGACCCAATACGATTGAAACGGAGGTTTGAGGTGACAAACGGCGTCAGCCAGATGACCAAACAAAATATCGAGGCCCGTACAATGTCTTATTGCATGATGTTAGGAGACATAAAAGAAACATCCAACGTCATCAACAAGCTGTCATTGCCGATCAAACCAGTCAAGTGGTACGACGTTCAGGAGTGTTTTAGAGCGAGCGATGAAAAGCACGGCGAGTACATGGGTTGCAGTGAAGATTGTGTGTCCCAGTTGTGTAACATGATGATTAATCCAGTTTTATATGAATACACCATGACTCACTGGAGTGAGTCACAGTGAGAAGAAGG